TTTCTATCCTGAATTCCGTGATAATGAATCTAAAGAAAAAGCATTAAATGAACTGTTTGGAGTAAAGTAAATGATATGGAATGTAATTGGTGTACTATTATTGTTATTGAATGCATATTATGTATGGAAAGATGTGAAGAATGATACTATACGTAAGGTATCACTACTGAATGCATTCGCTGCTGGTGTGATATTGATGTCTCTAATATGAATAAAATGTGAATGTTAGTACTTTTCGCTAACATTTAGTACGTTTTACGCATAGTCCTGTTCTTGAATCGAATGGAGCGAAATGGGGCGTTTTGGGGTGTGTCGAGGTTTGTCTTAGTCCGCTCACACTTCGCCACTGACCGCGACAGGGCACAAAAAAAAGTTGTCGGGAAGCAAGATAAGTGTTGACTTTATCCTAAAAATAAGGTATACTGTGTATATAATATGAAAAGGAAAAAAATTATGCTTCGTTCTACCAATGTCCTCCGCCACTCGCGCTTCTCGGTTACTCCCTATGACAAAATGTTCAAGGGTTTCCACGTGCTTGAAACCGTCGCTGGGGTGACCAATTCGCTTCGTACCTTTCCTCGCAAGCACCTCGCCATCGCTTATGCGTTGGAACTAGGTAATACTACTATGGTCGAAAAAACCAATATGATGACTGGTAAGAAGTTCCTCGAACGTGAGAATACTCCTTACCATTGTTCACCTGCCTCTGAATCTTACTGGAGCAATTGATTATGACTGATTTTGTCCCTTACACTCACCCTGCTGTGACTCGTGTCTACACCTCCTCCGAACTCGCTCGGCAGTTGGTAAACAACCTGCTGGACCTCTCGGGGAATCACTACTCTTACGTTGCTGGTTACCTCGAGACAGTGCTTGCTGCGGTCGCCAAGGACGGGATCGACGAACTGGTCTCTGCGGTGGACTACACCAACCAGAAGATCGAAGTGCGCGAATACAACAAGCGTGCTGATGCTCGTCGACAGGCGTGGGTTGACGAAGAATTTGGTGTTACTGCATAGGGAGTTTCCTTCCTTTCTCTCTCTGTGCACCTACTGGTCCCTCTGTCAGCGATGGCAGGGGGATCATTTTATTTGTAGAAAGATGAAGAAAAGTGTTGACTTATACAGCAAATCGAGGTATACTGACTATGTCGTCTATGAAATGAAGGATTAAATTATGGCTTACGAATACACCCTAGCAGACGTTTATAAGATATATCAACAAGCGACCGACAAGGTAGCACAGCTCATAGAGTTTAGAGACCTAAAATTACCGTACAGCATAAATTGGGACAGGATAATAGAAATTGATTCACAATAAAGCAAAGGAAAAGTTATTATGAATACCGAATATTTCTCAGTTGGTTGTGAACAAGATTACATCAAGGGTCGATCAGCGAATGCCCTCCTTCCCCTGAACACCCCAGAGAACGTCCGCGATGTTCCCTGTGAGGGTTGCGCCAACATCGACCGTTGCGCTGCTCGAGCGACCGAGTGTGTCGCCTTCCGTCAGTGGTCCGCTGTGGGTAACTATCTTGACAAAGATGTAATGCGCCTCCTTCGCGTCCCTCGTGGCGTGTAGTAGTACTGGCTCTAGAGAAAGTGAGCTATGGAAAGTTGGACAAGGTACCCGAGCGGTGCGAGGGGTTAAGCGACGACTTGCTTTAACATCGTCTGAAAAACGCAATCGCTCTCCCGCTACACACTTTCCTATATAATGCGTCTTTAATTTTTTTGCGGCCAGATACAGGGTTCGAAAAGGTTCAACATGTTTATTCTCTGCTCCAGTAATTGTGCTGTCATGGTGAAACTTCGCTGTGGGCATACCAACATGTATCATTACTTCGGTCGGGCACTACATTCTGACACTGGGTTTCTTTTTCGGCATTGGAAAGAGCATCACAATCCTATAGTAGTTCTTCGTAATCCTTTAGACCGTGTGATGTCTGCTGCAGCGTATTGCGAACTTATTAAGGATGAGGAACAAAATCTCATAATTTTTGGTACACACTCTTTACCCTATATGCACAATATGATAGGATTTGATTTTCGCATCATAGATTTTTATGACCTTGAGCAGTATATTCCTAGGGAAAAGATGCAGTCATATCGCAGCAATTCGCGTGTCGGAGATGCAACGATTGAGGATGTTTATGTCGCGAATGAGTTCTACTCCTTTCAGATGTTGCAAACCGAATTGGACATCTATAACGAATTTATGGTAACCAAGGACAGAGTATCAGTAGAAGAATGGAAAAAATTGACGAACACACAGAGAGATAACCATGTTCATTCGATGTAACAGTAAATACGCGATACTAGCAGCGACTCGCTGTGGGCATACCAACATGTATTACTATCATGGTATGGAAGCGTATTCTGAGATGCATACACATAGCGTAAAGGAATGGAAAGAACACCACAATCCCATCGTAGTTCTTCGCCATCCATTGGATCGTGTTAGGTCTGCGACTTCCTATGCTACACAAGACATGATACTACTGACTACAGACATGCATAGGGATTTGGTTGCTCTCGCTGAGGATGAGTGGAGTGAGGCGAAGACCTTTAGATATGCTGTCGAACTTGGGAAAGAAAACTATAGACAATCTCTGCATGCGTTATATTCTCACTCCTTTCCATACATGTATAATATCTTGGTGGGAGTGAATTTTCGTATTATAGACTTCTACGAACTGAATAACTATGTTCCTAGAAGAGACGAACTCTTTCAGTCTCGTCGCACGGATTCGTATGTCGGAGATTCTGTTACAGCAGAGGATGTATATGTGGAGAATGTGGGATATTCCCTAGAGGAGTTGCAGAATGAGGTAGATCTCTATAAGGATTTTATGGCGAATAAGGAAAGAGTATCACCAGATGAGTGGAAAGATATTACAAAGGGGAGATTTGCTAGTGAGTGAAACATGTGATAGTTACGGGCAGAGTTGGTATGGTTTAAACAAGTATATCGACACGACAGTTAATTGGTGCCCCAGTGACTTCGAAGAACTGTTCGACCAGAACATGGCAGACCCGAAGCAGCGTGCATTGCTGGAGAAGAACGGGTGGACGAAAGACAATATTACGTATACCTTTAACAAAGACGGGTTTCGCTCGGAGGAGTTTACTTACGAACCAGACGACTCCGTGCTTTTCCTCGGTTGCTCCCTTACTGTCGGTATTGGCGTAGATTTGGAGAGTACTTGGGCGTATAAAGTGGCGAGCAGACTTGGACTTCGTCGATATAACCTTGGTGTGGGAGGTGGTGGACCCGATATGTGTTTCCGTTTGGCGCACCACTGGATCCCTAGACTTCGTCCGAAATATGTGATGATGCTCACACCCTACGGGGGAAGAATGGAGATATTGGCGGACAAAGCGATTATTCAATTAATGCCAAACTATTTGAAGCATCTTGAAAGAACTGGCGTCAGAGAAAAGGTTGAACCGTTTTATAATACTTGGTTGTCGCACCCTGCTAATGCCGAAATGAACCTATTGAAGTGTTCCTTGGGTGTGCAGTCTATATGCAACAGCATCGGTGCAGCACTCATAGAAAAACCTCTGGATAAAATAGAGTTAACAACTCTTATGACTGACCAAGGATGGACGGGAACAATGGGTCGAGATCTGATGCATCCAGGAAAAGAATGGCACGAAGCAGTCACTCAGAAATTCTTAGATAAAGTATGACAAATCCACTTACTCTACTAGATTATCCTTTGGACACTGTCGCTCTACTACAGTCAGCAGTGAATGCGAAACTGTGTGCTGAACCATATACTGATTCGCGGTATCCAGGACAAAGGAAAGAGGATTGGTATATTGGGCGATATACTGATGAGCATATCGATAAGATAATGCGCGATTTCGAAGTTGATGGAAGTCCAAGATTCTATTGGTTAGAACCTTTCGCAGATATACCGCAGCATGTAGACAATGGGACGCAGTGTTCTATCAATCTGATCATAACCGAGAATCCTGCTCCGATTACCGTTGAGGGTATTGACTATACGTATCAACAAGCATTGCTAAACACTACATTGCCACACTCCGTGACGAACGGAGATACCGAGCGTATTATGCTCAAGATATCCATCTTCGATGAGACATATGAATCTTTATCTGCAAGAATAAAATACAAATTAGCAAATTAGGGGCTTGACTTTATCTTCATTTTGGGGTATACTGTGTATATAATTTGAAAAGGAAAATAAAATGATTGAACAACAAGTCCTCGCTCGTGGTCTCGCCAATGCGCCTGATGCATTCGACTACATCTATGATTGTATCTCTGGAAGTCATGGCAACGAACTCTTTGAGTATGTCAATGATCTCTATCAAAGCGTCTCTATTGACTATCGCCTTCACCCTGATGATGACTTCGAAGATATAATTAATCGTCTCCTCGATGATTTAGGGGCTTGACTTCTGCCTCGTTTTAGGGTATACTGTCTGTATTGGTTATGAAGGAATTGATTATGGATATCACAGTAACAGGTATGGTTGGTAAGCGCAAGGAAAAGGCGAAGTTAATCGAAGCAGCAGAGTTTTTTGCGGCGCAACTAATGGATCCTCGGATGGTTCGTAACCTAACACTAGATATCGAAGTTTGGAAAAACTTTGACCTTGAGGGCGAGTGTGTCGATGAGGACGGCACGAAGAACCCACGATGGTTCACCATCGGTCTGAAGAACCAAGATATCGATGAGATGATCAAGGTTCTTGGTCACGAGATGGTTCACGTCAAGCAGCATGCCAAGAACGAACTCGCGACAGGACATGCGGTCGCCGCACGTGGTGGACTTAAAATCTACAGCAAGTGGATGGGACAGATCTGGAAACCCAAGGGCAAGGAAGATGCCTATTTCGATGCTCCTTGGGAGATCGAAGCATATGGTCGCGAAGTAGGTTTAAATCATAAGTGGATTGCACACAATGCGGTTTAAAAGTCGCCTACATATAATGTAAGAAAGTTTTGGAGATATTATGGTAAGAATTATTGTTGCAGATTCTAAACTCGATTGTGAGCATTTGCTTGGTCAATATGTTGATGACAGTCATTATGATATTGTTATTAATGAAGACACAGATTGCTACATGGAATCGGTCATGGGTTCACCCAGTCTTGGGAATGAGCAGCGTATTGCGTTCAAGTTCCGCAAGAACTGGTTTACACAGGAAGAACGAGATTCAGCATACATCGGTCTCCGCGAGGCAGCAAAAGAATCCCAGAATCGTGGACTCGCTGCTGGACCTCGCGGAGAACTTCTCGGTGTCGAAGGTCGCGGTGGACGTGATTGGGTTACCAGTTACGAACTCGAGGTTCTAGACTTCCTGCTAAATACAGACGGTCGTTTGATTGATGACCTTTCCATTGAGTCCATTCGTAAGAAGTATGAAGGCGCAGGTCGTTCTACTGAGGACGAGACTCGTGGTCAAGTCTGGTTGCGCAGTCAGGTCTGTAAGACATATCCCGAATACTTCGGATGGTTTGACAAGTGGGTCGACGGTCTTCATAATAAGACCAAGGAACAGTGCGCAGAAGAAGCGAAGATGATTGCCACTAAGTGGGTTTCACAGACCAACTACGCGAAGTCAGTATTTTCTGGCGTTGCTGGATGGTTCGACCGTTATCCTCGCATTCCCTTCGGTCGCGCCACCTCATACACTCGCGATGAACCAGAGAAGTTTGCTCTCTCGTTCCCGTTCCTCCAGTCGCTGGACAGAGGTTTTAAGGAACTCCTACCATGGCGTTGGGGTAATCAGCGAGCAGCGGCAGACAAGTTGGACCCTCGCTTCCTCGTTCCCGAGACAGTGTTTACCACCATTACCGTTAACAAGACTTTCCGCACTGCGTGTCACCGAGATGCTGGCGATCTAGACAGTGGATTGTCGAATCTTCTCGTAGTTGGTAAGGGTAACTATACTGGTGGTTATCTGGTATTCCCAGAATATCGTATGGCAGTGAATGTTCGGCCAGGAGATCTTTTGCTGGTTAACAATCACGAGATTATGCATGCTAATACTGAGATTGTTCTAGATACTCCAGATGCTGAACGTATTTCGTTGGTTTGCTATTTTCGCGAAGCAATGCTAGATCTTGGACCATGGGAATATGAGCAGACTCGTGAACAGTTTGTAACCGATCGTCGAATGGATCGTAACCACAAGTTCTATCGCCCACTCTGGAATGGCGTTTCGCCTGGAATGTGGGACGAACCTGAGTGGTATGAATATCTCGAGAACAAGATGGGCACTGAAATCTTAGAGAAGTATCACCCTACAGCGTTCACGGTGGAGTCTTCATTGGCAGATTTGTTCTAATGTGTGGTGTTGTTGGAGCATTTCTTAGAAATCCCAGTGCTGAAGACATGATGCTCCTGAAGCGTGTTATCTCTGAGTCTCGTATTCGGGGATTGCACGCAACAGGTGTGTCGTTTGTTCGTAAAAATCACATCTTTACCATCAAAGCACCACTTCCAGCAGATGAATTCCTTGATGGCATTGACATGTATAGCATGCTGAATGAAGATGGCAACCTTTACATGGTTGCACACTGTCGTTATAGCACTTCAGACCTAGAATTTAACCAACCATTGTTCACTGACAAGGTTGCAATCGTTCATAATGGTGTAATTACACAAGAATTGCCCGAAAATTGGTCAAAAATCAGTTCTTACGCGACTGAAACACGAAATGACAGCGAACTTTTGCTAAAAACCGTTGAAAATGGTGAAAATCCACTTGAACGTTGGCCTGATGCGTCAATTTCAGCGTGTGAAGTTCATTCTGACAAGATTTTTCGCTTCTACCGCAACGGTAAACGCCCACTTACACAGTATAGAACTGAAAATGGCGTAATTGTTGCTTCTACACATGATATTTTTAATCGTGCAGGTGTAGAAAAAACTATTGACTGTAACATGAATATAGTTTATACTGTTTCTAATGGTGAAATTACTGAAACAGCGGTAAATACTAACAATAAGGACTTGCAATATGGTAAATATGAAATATAATCCTGAAGACTTCACTTATGGGTACGAAATTGAGTGGGGTGACATAGATCGTCGCGTTGAAATTCCAGAAGAACTTGGTGCATGGGAGTTTGCGGAAACTGATATTGTAAACATTCATGCACCCTATCGCTACATCGCTTGTGATCCGTTGGGGAAGGAACCTGCCTTCGGTGGTGAGATTAATACCAAACCTACTCGTACGTGGGAGGAGCAGGTTGATCGTATCATGGACATTCATCTGCTGTTCGAAGATTTTGGTAATGAACCAACTGCTTCCTGTGTCAATCATGGTCACCTTCACGTTTTTGTTCCAGGACTGAAAGATGACATTGATGCATTGAAGCGTCTCACTGCATATATCAAGGTAAATCAGAAAGACACTATCGAAGCATGTTACCAGTTCCGCGATGGTGGTGGTATGAAGTCGGCAAAGGGTGCTACAACATATCTCAAGTTCGACGGTGGTCGTGAGATGCCTGATTACATGTGTGACAATATTGCCAACCTTGCAACAGATTTTAATTCGTTTATCAAGATGCATGCAGCAGGTAAAGATGGCGTTTCGATGGGTCGACCCTTCCGTTATGCGATCAACATGTATTGCATGAAGCATACTGGCACAATTGAGTTCCGTTGCTTCCGTTCAACTGTAAATCGTCGTGAGATGGAAGATCAGTTCAAGTTTGCAACTGCATTTATTGATGCAGCATTGAATGATGGACCGAGTGTCAAAGAAATCCTTGCTAACAATGATTTCAAGTTCCCACCATTCATCTGGGATCTAAATGAATATGCTGGTTGGATTAAAACCAAGTATGATAAGTCTCGTGGTGAAAAGAAACGAGAATTCCACGATGTTGTCTAGGTTGCGTTCGACAACCCGCGAGGAATTTACTAAACATATTACAACTCAGAAGCAAGATTCCTTTGCAAAGACTTTTGTCGCAAAGGCAGACATGCAAGAACTCTGGGATAACTGTATGGGCGTCTGGGAAGATGATAATCTTCTCGGCGCCATCATCGTATCATTCTCTAAGCGAACTCCCGTCATTGCTAACCTGCAGTTGCTCCATACATTCTATGCTTCGCGGGGCAAGGGTGTTGGTAGGACGTTATGTGACTTTGCCATTGCTGAAGCGCATCGATACAATGCCACATACTTCCGAGTGTCAGCAGAAGCAGATGCAGTGCAATTCTACGAGAAATGTGGATTCACTTTCCTCGGTGAGCAGAAGTCAGGCAGTCAACTGTCTATGTTCAAACTCAATGGTCCAACCTACCGCGATGGTTTATATGACATCAACGATACTGTTATTAATAAAGCAGTATATAGAAAAGGTAAGGGTGGATGCGTAAAAGTATTTGTAAAAATTGAAGAAAACCATTTACTTTCCCTGTAAAGTTTAGTATAATGGTATTGTAATGAGGATGTCCCTTATTACATGAAACAAAACTCCGAATGTTGATTTGTCACAACCGTTAATGGTTCACCACGCAAATTCCTTTCGTAGTTTACAATGAAAGTATTTTTTATGATTAATTTTATTAACACTGTCAGCAGTGACTACAAGTCTTATGAAACAAAAGCTCGCGAACTTACTGATTTGAAGAAGAAAAATATTCCTCTTCCGATCGGATCTTATGGTCAAGAATTAAATTTAGACCATACTATTTCGATCAAGTTTGGTTACGAGCACAATATCCCAGTTTCGGTAATTTGTCGCGATGACAACTTACAATGGATTTCTCGTGAAGATAATCTTCGCAAGGGATCGAAACTGACAGAGAAGTCGACCGAACTTCTTAAACTTTGGTATGATAATGGTATCATCGATACTCTTATTGGATCTGAAACATCAACGTCTAATGTAATTAATTATGATCTTTCCCAAATCTTTGCTGAATTGAAGAGTCAAAAGATTTCTGTTCGAACTGATGTTCCTGCAGAAATTGCTCAGTCGTGGGCTGCAGTCTGGTGCCAGCGTAATGAAACATTGCGTTGGGAAAAGACTAAGCGTGCAATTGGGCATGTTTCTTTAGCGACGCATGGTATAATGCAAGTTGCGGTTTATCCTGACGGAAAAATTGAACGTCTTGACGGTAACACGCGAACTCATATCTTCAATAACAACCTTCAGTTTCCTGATTATGTCAAACCTGAGAATTGGACTGTTCTTTTCTATCCTGTAAATGATAAAGAAGAAGCAGAACGTCTTTACCACTCAATTGACTCCAGCGATACTGCGGAAACTTTCTCTGAAAAACTGAGCGGTTATCTTCGTTACAAGAATTACCATTTGAATCTCCCTACAGTTTTTCAAAAGGGTGAGAAGGTTTATGACATTGCAGTTGTTGCCGTCGATCAGTATGTTCCTGTTGGTGAACATGACCCCATCAATCTCGCGGGACTTAACTCGAATGATATGCAGGAAAAGGCAATCAAGACCACTGAAGTTCTTGATTACTTCATTGAAGAATTTGTTACTCTTGGTAATATTATTTCTCGCGATAATGTTCCTAAGTCTTTGACTTCTCCATTGATGGGAATGCTAATTCGTTATCTCATGACCACTAAGGGTGAGCAACGCGACAAGGTTATAGAAGGTATCAATCGTTTGGTGGATTATCTAAAAGCAGGATATTTTCCGTTTACTCGACCATCCAATAAAACCTATGTAAATGGATTTTATTCGACGTTGAAATATCCCTCGATGATCAATCTGTTCATTATGATGGACGAGTTGCAAACTTCAGATTCCATTCATGGTACTACTAATCCTCACGTGAATAATATGTGGACTTCGCGTCGCATTATTCCTGATGGTGCAACTAAGACTTCTAAAAATAAAGTCGACCGTGCACTATATTGTGGATGGATTGCCTATTGCTTCGATAAATATCTTTCTGATGAAATCATCGACGAAGATATTGTATTCGATGTGACTGGTACTAAGTTGGATACCAATTCTCCGTTACATTTGTTTAATATGACTACAAGCACTGCTCGCAATATTATTGTGAGGAAATATGAGTCTTTCTGGGATCGAAGTATCTAACAGAGAATTATTCATTCGCTGGTATGCTTGGTCTGTTAGTCACAAGGATTGTGATCCTTCGGTCTGGCAGACCAACTACCTCAATAAGCGATATGAACACAATGACGAGGAACGTATTTGGTTGTGCTGGTTATACGGTAACACCTATTACCTTCCAACATCTTGGGTGCTCAAGAATGAGTTCCCAGACTACGAACTTGCGACTGTAGACCGTATTACATGGTGGAATAACGAAAACTATAAAAGACTTCGTTATCAAACAGATACCAAATACAATAAAGGGCATTTGCCTTCTATGTTTGAGTCGTATCAGAAGTTTATGGGTAAGAAACTTCAACGTGATGTATTAGAATCTCACTACGGCGATAACGAAACTCAAAACTTCGATAATCTTTGGAAGGTTATCAATACCAATTATCATAAGTTCGGTCGCTACACGACTTGGTTCTATATGCAGCATCTAAAGCATACTGCAGGAATTAAGATCGAACCTACCAGTCTAATGTTGAATGACTATTCAGGTAGCAAGTCACACCGCAATGGTCTCTGTTATGCTCTCGATAAGGAAGAATGGATTAATGGTAAACTCACTCAAGCGGAATATCAGTGGTTGGAAGATCAGTCTCAGTCGATTCTGGATGAATTACGTCATCGCTATCCAACTCTTGCGCCACAGTTCGACGCATTTACTATGGAAACCTGTCTTTGCTCGTTCAAGAAAATCTTTCGAGAAAGGTCGTCGCGATATCTAGGATTTTATCTAGATCGTCAAGCAGACGAGATTAATAAAGTAGCAGCAGACGGTTGGTATGGTATTGAGTGGAATGTTTTATGGCAATCTCGCGAAGAAATCCTTGACTCTCGATTGCTTTCGCGGTATGGTGTTAATAAGGACAAGTGTGGTGAATACGTTCGGTCTAGAACACTAGATAGAATGAATTGGATGTTTGATGTTGAACAGAAACCAGTTGGATTAGAGGATTTATTTGGATGAATGTAATTGCAATTTTCGGCGAACCTGGAAGCGGTAAGTCAACCCTTATGAAACGTTTGCTCGACGAGATTGGCATTTCTCGCGAAGTGAAGACTGATGTAAAGTTGGTTCCCTATCATAATAAGGACAACATTTACGTTTTAGGTAAGTATGAAGAAGGCGAAGTGTTTGGCGGCACTGACAAGATGTCAATGGCAGTTCAACCAGAGGCAGTGAAGTTTCTCGCATCTCGTGCTCCCAATGACATTGTTCTATTCGAAGGCGATCGTCTTTGCACAGGTTCATTCCTAGAAGAATGCGTCGATAAGTATGACACCTGTATCGTTTATCTACAAACCACTAAGGAAACTCGGAATGTTCGCTATGCAGAACGTGGTAGCAATCAAGACGAGACTTGGTTGAAGGGTCGTGAGAGTAAAATTAACAACATTCGCTCTAACTTCGTTCTTCAGATGGAGATGACCGAGTTTCTTAATGAATCTTTTGACGATCAGCAAAAAATCATTGACTTT